TCAACTGTCATTCGAAAATCAATCGCAGATATTTTCTTTCGTGATGCAGGTGCAGAGGGTGACTCTGATATACGTGCAGAAAGATTGACAGTGACACCAAACCCAACTACCATAATCGGAATGCCCGATAGTGACTATGGATTCGATACTCTTATCGATCTTGCCTTTGATGATAGCGCATAAGGAGAAATAAATGCCAATCACATTAAGAAACACGAAAGGCAGTGAACTTACCTTCGCAGAACTAGACGGCAATTTCACTCACCTTAATACACAAATAGATACCTTAACAGATTCTTCTACGGTAAAAACTTTTATTGACTCTTCCTATGTACAAGGGATTGCAGGTCAAACTTACATAGAAAGCATAGTAGATTCTGCATATGTAAACAATAGGACTACAGGTATAGGAGATCTTTTCGATAGTGCAGATGCAGTACAATTAGTAGATAGTAATTACGTACAAGCACGTGTGGGAGATCTGTTCGATAGTGGAGATGCAGTACAATTAATAGATAGTGATTACGTACAAACACGTGTAGACACAGTAAAACTATTTCCATACACAGTCGCTACTGCACCTACATCTGGAACTGAAGGTCAGATGATATATGTAACAGATGGAAACGCAGGAGACGCAACACTCGCAGTATTCAGTGGTGGGACATTTAAGGTTGTATCTACAATAGGTGCCACAATACTAGACTCAGCTGGTGGAGGCGGATTCTAATCCGATGACAAATGAGTGATGATGAAAAAATAAATAATGATTATGATTATTCTCGTGACACTTTATATGAGTTGATCGAAAAAGGAAAAGACGCACTAGAAAATATGATAGAGGTTGCTCGTGAATCAGAGCATCCTCGTGCATATGAAGTATTATCTGGTTTAATTAAAAATGTTGCAGATGTCAACGATAAACTACAAGATTTAAATAAGAAACAAAAACAATTGAATGATGATGAGAAACTACCGCAAGTAGAAAACCAACAAAATAACTACTACTTAGGTTCTACCTCAGATATTCAAAAGATGCTAAAAGAAGATAATGTGATTGATGTTGAAGCAGAAAGAGTCATATCTAGGGAACCCTAACGTAAAGAGAGACGGTGTCCTACAAGAATGGACTCCAGGCCTATTACAAGAATATAAAAAGTGTATGGACAATCCTATATACTTTGTAGAAACTTATGTAAAGGTTATCTCTCTAGACGATGGGATGGTTTCCTTTGTTTTATATCCATACCAAAGGAAAATGTTTGAACAATTCCAAGAAAACAGATTCAGTGTCGTCCTCGCATGTAGACAATCTGGTAAAAGCATTAGTGCATGTGCCTACTTGTTATGGTATGTCCTCTTCAACCCAGAAAAAACAGTCGCAATCCTCGCAAACAAAGGTGCAACTGCACGTGAAATGCTTAACCGCATTACACTCATGTTGGAAAACATTCCGTTCTTTCTTCAGCCTGGGTCGAAAGCACTCAATAAAGGAAGTCTGGAATTTTCTAACAATTCACGTATACTTGCCGCTGCTACTTCTGGTAGTTCTATTCGGGGTATGTCTGTTAACCTTCTATATCTTGATGAGTTTGCTTTCGTAGAACGTGCCGCAGAATTCTATACATCTACATATCCAGTTATCTCTGCAGGTAGAGACACCAAAGTTATTGTGACATCTACTGCAAACGGTATTGGCAATCAGTTCCATAAGATATGGGAAGGGTCTGTCCAAGAAATAAATGAGTTTAAAAGTTTTCGGGTAGACTGGTGGGACGTACCAAACCGTGACGAAGACTGGAAACTACAAACCATATCCAATACAAGTCAATTACAGTTTGATCAGGAGTTTGGTAATACATTCTTCGGAACTGGAGACACACTCGTAAACGCAGAAACATTACTTAACCTACGTGCAAAACCTGCTAAGAGATATATGGAAGGTGGTCTACTAAAGATATATGAAGAACCACAAAAGGATCATGATTACATCATGACCGTAGATGTTTCAAAGGGAAGAGGTCAGGACTATTCCACATTTACTTTGATCGATATTAGCGTTCGCCCGTTTGCACAGGTTGCTGTATATCGCAATAACACTATCTCGCCATTGCTCTTCCCAAATATTATTTATAAATATGCAAAACCCTACAATGATGCGTATGTTGTTGTGGAGTCAAATGACCAAGGTGGAGTAGTGTGTAATGGATTGTATCATGATTTAGAATATGAAAACGTGCATGTGGAATCCTCAGTTAAAGCAAATGCAATAGGTATTGAGATCAACCGTAAGACTAAACGTCTGGGATGTTCTGCAATAAAAGATATTTTAGAAACAAATCGCTTGACAATTAACGATGATGCTACTATATTAGAGATATCAACGTTTGAGGCAAAAGGACAATCATATGAGGCTTCAGATGGAAACCATGATGATTTGATGATGAATCTTGTTTTGTTTGGGTATTTTGTGTCTACTCAATACTTTTCTGACATGACAGATATCAACCTAAAACAAATGATGTTTCAACAAAAAATGCAGGAAATAGAGAACGATGTTGTACCATTCGGGTTTATCGATGATGGATCTGCAGCAATACAACAAATAGAGAACCAAGATGATCCATGGAGAATAAGAGCCGATGAAACTGAACGCTTTGTGTGGGATAATGATGACTTATCACTGTAAAGTAATTATATTATAAATAATGGTATGTTGACTAATCGTATTATGGAACATATAATTTTTAACAGAGGAAGATAACATGGCACTTTCAACACCGTCTGCTTCGCCAGCCGTTGTCGTCAAAGAAATAGATCTGACTGGTGGCGTTCCGAACGTACAGTCAACTACTGGCGCAACCGTTGGGAACTTTCGCTGGGGGCCTGCAGAACAAAGAGTATTGATAGACAACGAGACTTCTCTTGTCAACACCTTTGCATCTCCAGACTCAGCAAATACCATAGACTTCCACAGCGCATCCTACTTTTTACGTTACTCAGGTTCTTTACAAGTTGTACGCGAGGTTACCTCGTCTGCAAAGAATGCTCGTTCTACTACAGGACAACTAGGCACAGATAATGATGGTTCCTTACCTATGGAACTAGTAAAGAACGATAATGATTTCGCGTCACAGCAGAGCGCTTTGGATTCAGATTCACACACTTTGATTGCACGTTACCCAGGCGAACTAGGTAACTCAATTCAAGTATCAATTTGCCCACCTAATAGTACTGCATTTAATGCATGGTCGTACAAAGATGACTTCGATGCCGCGCCTGGCACATCATCACATGCATCAAATAAAAATGCATCTAACGATGAAATACACGTTGTAGTTGTAGATAATGGTGGAGAACTAACAGGAACAAAAGGTACAGTACTAGAAAGATATCCTTTCGTTTCAATTGCAAGTGATGCTAAAAATGCTGATGGTACTACTAACTTCGCAAAGGATATAGTTAATGCGAGATCCGAATACGTCCACATGGTTGGATTCGACTCAGACTATGCCGGCGCAGGTGCAGGTACTACTGCAGATTCTGGTGACAACTTTGCACCAGGCTTAACTGCGGCAACAAATCATACATTCACAAAAGGTTCAAACTCAGGTGTACTAGGAACATCTGAAGTCTTGACAGGTTTTGACCTATTCGAAGATAAGGACATCGTAGAAGTTGACTTCTTAGTCGCTCCATCGATGAACAGTCGTACAGATCAAACAACTGTTGTGAATGATTTAATTTCAACAGCATCAGGTCTACGTAAAGATTGCGTAGTCTGCGCTTCACCTGCAAGGTCAGACGTAATTAATTTGACTAATACTGCAACAATAACAACCAATATCACTACAACCGCTGAAACTTTCACAAGTTCATCATATCTGGTAGCAGATGGAAACTTCTTGAAAGTGTACGATAAGTACAATGATCAGTTTATTCAGATCCCTGCCGCATCATCTACTGCAGGTATCATGGCCGCAACCGATTTAAATCGTGCACCATGGTTCTCTCCTGCAGGTTCAAGACGTGGTGGATATCTAGGTATTACTGCAATCAGTTGGTCACCTACAAAGTCTCAAAGGGATACACTATACAAAGCAGCGGTTAACCCCATTGCAAACATCCCAGGCCAAGGTGTACTGTTGTTCGGTGACAAAACAAAACTTGGTCGCCCATCTGCATTTGACAGGATCAACGTCCGAAGACTATTCTTAGTCCTAGAACGTGCGATTGGAAAAGCAGCAGAACAAGTTATGTTCGAGTTTAACGATGAGTTTACTCGCGCAGAGTTTGTCAACATAGTAGAACCAGTGCTCCGAGAGGTGAAAGGTCGTAGAGGTATTACAGACTTTAAAGTTGTCTGTGATGAAACCAACAACACTGGAGCCGTGATTGATCGTAACGAGTTTATTGCAAATATTTTCATTAAACCTGCACGTTCTATCAACTACGTCACTCTGAATTTTGTTGCTGTTCGTACAGGCGTTGACTTCGAAGAAGTCGTAGGAACGGTGTAAGGAGGTAGACATGGCAATTTTAGGAGTAGACGATTTTAAGGCAAAATTACGAGGTGGGGGCGCACGTCCCAATCTCTTCCAAGTTACCATTAACTATCCTGCATTTGCAGATGGTAACCCAGAGCTTACCTCTTTCTTAGTTGAAGCAGCGGAACTGCCTGGATCAACATTCGGTCAAATATTAGTACCTTTCCGAGGTCGCCAGTTAAAAATGGCAGGGGATCGTACATTTGCTGAATGGACAACAACTATAATCAACGATACAGATTTTGCAATCCGTGACGCACTAGAACGTTGGATGAATGGTATCAACGGACACAATGCCAATACAGGTCTTGCGGTTCCAGTTGCATACGAAGCAGATCTTAAAGTTGAACAGTTGGATCGTGAAGGGGATGTCATTAAGACATATAATTTCCGTGGGTCATATCCACAGGATCTTGCACCCATCCCACTATCATTCGGTGACAATGACAACATCGAAAGATTCACATGTACTTGGGTATACCAGTACTGGGAAAGCAATACAACAAGTTAACTAAATAACAGATAGGGCGGTAATACTGCCGCCCTATTATTCTATCTGAGGACTACAATGGCAGAAAATAATGGTTTAAAGTTATTTGGTTTCGAAATCAAACGTGCCAAAAACAAAGATGAAGAGAAACTTCCATCCATTGTTCCACCAAGGGACGATGAGGGTGGTAGTTATGCAACTGCCTCTGGTACACATTATGGTCAGTATTTAAACCTTGACGGTGACGATTCAAAAGACAACTATCAATTAATAATGAAATATCGTGGAAATGCGATGCACCCAGAAGTGGATGCCGCAATCGAGGATATTGTTAACGAAGCAATTACTGGCAGTGAACTAGAACAAACGCTTGATATTAATATGGATGATGTAGATGCACCAGACAAAATTAAAAAATTAATTAAAGAAGAATTTGATTACATTTATGGTATGTTGAA